TTTTCTTACCCTTCCGCAATCTACTGTTGAGCAGATCAGGGACACCGCTGCTGCTCTCGTTGTCAGCGGTAAAGTCATGATGAGTTATACGGACAGCGGAACTCAAGTGAACAAACAGTTCCCCATGGACGTCCAGACTGTTCTCGTGGAATGTCGCTACGCTTTGCAAATTTTAGACCCAAATCAATACGGCGTCCGTGATACGGTGCGCGTTTATAACGGGCTCTGGAATTTTCGTGGGCTGTAATTTTAGACTTTCCCTGACCTTCCATGGCTCGAATTCCTAAAAGTAAAAAAAGCAAACCTGTGGGTTCAACTGGTCGGTTGAAACCCCAGGCTAACAGTGGAAATGGCTACGGAGGTTCCGGAATCTTCAGCCAATTCGAGGGTGCTAAGTTTAGCAACAAACGTCAGTGGATTAACACCCCATACCCTGCGGACTTTAAAAAAGTAATGTCCACTTACGACCGTCAGGAATTGACGCGTAAGATGCGGTGGTTGGAAGTGAACAGTGGCCTTGTTCGACAAATGGTTTCGGACATGGCTCTTTATTCAGTCGGTCCTGACGGATTAAAAGCCCAGCCTTCCAGTGGAGACCCTTCATGGGATAAATTGGCTTACAATTGGTTCCTCAATTGGGCTTCCCGGCCTTGTGAGATCACTGGACGGTATAACTTCTGGGAAGTGCAACAAATTGCTTCACGAAAAGTGGACGTGGACGGAGAAATCTTTACGCTGAAAACTTATAATACAAACGGCGACTGCCTGCTTCAATTGATTGAGTCGCACCGAATTGGCACCACTAACTATTCGGGGAATGTTCCAGAAGGCCTGTATGATGGTATTATGTTTAATAAATTTGGGACTGTTGTGGGTTATAATGTGATTAAATCTGACGGCGACACTCGTCTAGTTCCAGCGACTGCCATGATGCACATTCATCACCCTGAGAATGTGACTGGGGCACGTGCCTATTCCCCTTTACAGCACAGTATCAACAACATCGTAGATATACTCGAAATGTTGTCACTCGAGAAAGAAGCTGTGAAAGCAAACGCTGACATCGTGCGCACGATTACAAAAGAGTCGGGACAATTTGCCGGCGACATTAGCGACTTCGAAAGTTTTGGGATGAAGCCCCAAGATTACCCCAATCAAGTTTATCAGAACCCGAACGAAGTGGGTTCTTTTGTCGGCGGTAAAATTCTGGCTTTAGCACCCGGCGAAAAGTTAGAGTCTCATACTTCAACCCGAGCAAACGAGAACTTTCAGACTTTTATTGAGTCCATGAATCGCGACTCTGTCGGAGGCGTCCTGCCTTATGAGTTTTGCGTAGATCCTTCAAAGGCTGGTTCTTCTGGAATTCGTCTAGTGGCTGCAAAAGCCCAGCGTATGTTTGAGGCTCGTCAGCGAGTCCTGATTGACAAGCTGTGCAATCCGACATGGGCGTATGTAATTTCTAAAGCCATCACAAATGGCGACCTGCCTCCAAACGATAATTTCCACAAAGTCAATTGGGTCACTCCACGCAAGGTGACGGTGGACGCAGGCCGAGACGCTGCTGCCAATTTGCGAGACGTGCAAGCCGGCCTAAAGACGTTTAGCGATCACTACGCCGAGCAAGGGATGGACTTCATAGACGAAACTGAACGCCGACTCTGGGAGCAGAAATACATCAAGACACGCTGTAAGGAAGAGGGCGTTGAGCCATGGCGTTTGTTCATGCCTCAGAACGCTCCTATTCCTGACATTGACGGAGACGACCAACCCGAACCCGAAGGGGAAGAAGATAAGGCTTCTGACTCTGACGGTTTCAAACCCCTTTCTTAAACTATAAATGAAAACGCTACTTAAAGACTTACAAAGCAATCGTCCTTTGCTTATTCAACCTGCAAAGGCTGTTTCTTTCCTGCAACGGTTAACAGCTGTGCCACCTTTTGCCTCTGGAGCAAAAGTCAGCGACATGGGCGAAATGCTGCAAGCCATGTTTGGGGAAGTGAAAGTTTATGAAAAGTTCCCCCCATTTGCTTTTATTCCTATTCACGGAGTTATTGGCAAAAACTTGTCTGATTTAGAAAAGATGTGCGGTTGCTGCGACATTGAAGACGTCGAGGAAATGTTAGAAGACGCCGTCAAGGACAGCACCATTACAACTATTGTTTTTGAAATTGATAGTCCCGGAGGCTGCTCGGTCGGCGTCCCCGAATTGGCAAACCGCATTAAATCGTGCGCAAAAAACACAATTGCCTTCACGGATAACGAAGCCTGCTCAGCAGCCTACTGGCTTGGATCTCAGGCCAAGGCTTTTTACGCGACTCCTTCGTCCACGGTTGGTTCCATCGGCGTCTATATTGCATACCCAGACGAGTCTGCTGCCTATGAGGAAGCAGGAGTTAAAATGGACGTGATTAAGGCTGGTATTTATAAGGGTGCTGGTATCCCTGGCACTTCTCTGGACGACAAACAACGTGCCATGTTGCAGTCGGAAGTCTTGGAAATCTTTGGTGAATTCAAATCTGCAGTCAAAGGAGTTCGTGAGTTTGTCGAAGACGATTCCATGGAAGGACAAACCTTCTCTGGTCGCAAGGGTGCCGAAGCCGGCTTGGTGACTGGACTTGTCATGGGCTTTGACGAAATGATGCAGACCTTAAACGCTGAAGTAGCGTTGCAAATGGAAGCAGACGAAGAAAACGACAAGCGTCATGGGGACGAGTTAATCGGGGAAGAAATTTCAAAGCATGAAGCCAAAGTGCGCACTCCGGCTGGGCTCCGGGCTTTGGCTGACGTTAATCTTTCTGCTAAATCTGAGGCTAAGAAGTCCGAAGAAGACGAAGAAGACGAAGAAGATGAAAGCACTGAGGCTGAAGCCGGCAAACTTCCTGCCAAAATGGAAGAAGGGGAAGATGACGACGACGACGACGGCGACGACGAAGAAGGCCACGCCCCAGAAGCAAAACACCATGTCATTGTTTCCGATTACATGGAAACGATTAAAAAGCATGACGACTCTGAGGACGAAGAAGCAAACGAGGCTGTTCTACGCCACTTAAAGAAGATGAACAAGTCTGGGCGTAAGATTCACATCGTTTCAGGCCGCCCAGAGTCCAAGCGATCTGAGGTCGCTGACTTTCTAGCAAAGCACAAAGTCGAGCACCATGCTTTGCATTTGAAGCCAGAAGACGACAAACGTTCGACCCCCGAATATAAGGTCGAGGCTCTTAAAAAGATTGAGGCCGAAGGCCACAAAGTCTCCCACATCGTGGAGAACGACAAAGACTGTGCTGAAGCCTATGAAGAAGCAGGCTACCATTGCGTCCACCCTGATACCGTGGAGCGTATGGACTCTGAATCTGAGGCTGAAGACGCCGTGGAAACGGACGAAAAGCACGACAAGAAGAAACTTCCTCGTCACAAAAGCCGGGGAGTCGCTTGACTCTTTTGCAATTTTAAGACCCAACCCATGACCTTAGAAGAAAGTCTTAAAGCGTTAAAGTCTGCTTTTACTAGCAAGACTGTCGAGGCCGAAGCCCACGCAAAAGAATTGGCTGCTTTGAAAGCCAAGAACGAAACGCTTTCTGCTGAACTGGCTTCTCTCTCTGAAAAGTTTGAGGAAGCCAAATCTGCGGTTGCTGAACGTGATGCTTTAACTGCTAAAATTGCGGAACTCACGCAAACCCTGGCTTCTGCTGAAAAGGTTAAGACCGAAGCTGTTTCCCAGATTGAATCTGCTGGAAAGAAGGCTGCTCAAATTGTCGCTGCTGCTGGTGCTACGCCAGTAGAGATCAGCCCGGCTACCAAAGGCAACGAGCCTCCGAAGACCAACGCTGAACTCTGGGAACAATACTTGAAGATGCCAGCAGGTGCGGAAAAGCAAAAGTTCTATAACGCTAACCGCACTCAAATTATTGCGCACCTTGGTTATAAATAAATTTCACCTCTACCATAACTATTAAATAAAATGGCTACTAACTCCGTATTAAATCAAGGCCTTGCACCTCAGTTTGTCGCAGCGGAAACGCTACGCACGTTGGTGCCAGTGCTCCAGCCCGTCAAGGAAATCGCCGTGACGGACTTCTCGTCCTACGTTGACCGCATTGGTAATGTCGTCCACACTCGTTTGGCTTCCCCCCTTACGGCTGCGACGTATGATCCTACGCTGGGCTTCGTGGAACAATCTGCTGTTGCTGCTGACATTCCTGTCACTTTAACCGCACAAACCTACGTGGACATTGCGTTCACCGACGTGGAACAAGGTTCTATTTCGGCCGAAATGCTACGCCGTGTGTTCCTCGCACCTATGACCGAAGCTGTGGCGAAGTCGATGTTCGACAACTTGCTCGCCCTTTGCACGTCGGGCAACTTCTCGAACGTTGGATACTCTGGTGCGACCTCCGGCTTCACTCGTGCTGGTGGCGTGGTTCCTATCACTGCCAAGTTAACGGCGATGAACATCCCCTATGAAGGCCGCACTGCTCTGATTGCTCCTGACGCCTACGCTCAATTGCTCGCAGACCCCACGATTGCCCAATACCTCTCGATTGGTGACAATTCGGTAATTCGTGAAGGCCAAGCGAACGAAAACGCCAACGGTTTCCTCGGTAAGATTCACGGCATCAAGTTCTGGGAGTATGCAGGTTTCCCCGGTCAAGGCACCTACCCTGAACTGGCTGGTATTGCGTCTGCTAAACAAGGGTTGGTTTTAGCCACACGAGTAGCACCTCAGATCGTCACCGGCGGTGGTACGCAGGAAGTAATCACGGACGAAGATTCAAAGTTCTCACTTGCTTTCCGCCAATACTACAACTGGTCGGAAGGTAAGATGCACCTCAACGTGAATTTCATTCAGGGTTCGGCGGTTGGTAATCCCAACGGCCTTGCTCGAATTGTCTTCACTTCGTAATTCAAAGGCTCAAGCCTTTGAGCAGAGCCCCCAGAAATGGGGGCTTTTTTTATAAGTATATCTAACGTTGAAGTACTGTTAAGTACTTGAGATATTGTTAGTTTAAAAAATTATTAG